TGCCCGCCTGCGCCGCGATCTCTACCCGCCCGGCGCTCGATCCCGGATCTCCGGCCGAGGCCGCAAATTGACTCCGAGCTCGGGTTAACTGGCGCATTGACTCCGGCCGGATCTCGGCCACCTTGCTGGGCGATGCACAACGCTCAAACGCCCTCCGGCGGCCAGCCGGAAAACCTCAAGGCCGAGACCTCGGCCACCCGCTCCGGCGTTATCCGGATGTCCGTCCACATCCCTGAGGGCTGGAATCCGCACGCGGATCTGCTCGCGATCGCCGACCTCGCCCGCGACCTCTGCAAGCGCGGCGACGCCCTCCGCGAGAAAGCCCGCGAGATTGAGCGCACTCTGGACGCTGAGGACTGCCCGAATGAGGACGATGCGCAGGAGGCAATGGCCGAGGCCGCCGACCTCCGCGCCCGCGCCGGGATCGAAGTTGAGTCCGTCCGCGAGATCAACTTCGCGGCCTGCCTGCTGGCGATGCGCTTGAGCGCCTGCCGGATCACCATCCCGGCCTCCGAGGCCGAGCAGGAAGGGGGCGCGCTGTGAAGTCCGCCGCTTTCGAGGCCGACCGCCTCCGCAAGACGATCGCGCTCGCTGATGAGGCGATCCGGGAGGCCGCCGCGCTCCGCAGCGCCGCGCACGCTCCCGGCGAGACCGCCGAGGAGACGACCGCCCGCTGGGATGACGCCGGAGCGGTCGAGGCCGCCGCCAAGGATTGCCGCAAGGCCGCCCGCTCGGCGCTCGCCGGGCTGCGCGTCTTCCCGGATCTCTGGAGCGCCGAGAAGGTGGCCGGGAAGATCGAGGAAGCCCGCGCCGCCGCGCTGGCGCTGCGAGACGTCTGCAACGTGGCGCAGCGCAACACGGCCAACCGGGAGATCAGCAAGGCCGCCCGCTCGCTGGCCGAGCAGGCCGAGGCCGCCGCCGCCCGCCGCGCCGCTGTCTCAGCCGTTTTCGATATTCTGGACACACCCGCCGAGATCAAGCGCCGCGCCGCTGCTAACAAGCGCCGCCTCGCCGCGCTCAACCGGGCAATGGGAGGGAACAGCAAGTGAGCGCCGATCTTCCGCTGCTGCTCGCTGCGATCTCCACCGGGGCGGCGCTGGGCTGCGCCGGGATGGCGCTGCTGCTCTCGCTGGCCGAGGATCGCCCCGGCCTCCGGGCGCTGCTGCCGCTCGCGCTCGGCGCGGCAGGACTGGCCGCGATCGCGCTCGCCGGGCAGATCGCCCTCGCCTCGATCGGGTAGGCCGCCCAAGTAGGTAGACCGCAACGCGCCCCGGCCTTCCCGCCGGGGCGCTTTCTTTTCCGGCGCAGCCCGAGGCCGCCACCGCGCAGCCCGGAGGCCGCAGCAGGCCGCGCAGCGCCGCCAGATCGCCCGAGCGCCAGATCGAGGCCGCGCCAGATCGAGGCCAGCGCCCCGGCGCAGCCCTCGTCCTGGCGTTGCCTGCTGCGTTGACTGCCTGGCCTTTCCTCCGGCCAGATCCGGCCAGATCCGGGCGCAGCCCGCCGGAGGCCGCAGCAGCCCGCCCGATCCTCCGGCCTGCCCATCGCCCGCCCGGCCTCGGCAAAGGCCGCCAGCAGCCCGCCAGCGCCCCGGGATCGCCCGGCGAGAGTCAACCCCTAGCCCGGCCTGCCCGAGCGCTGCCAGCGCCAGCGCAGCCCGCCCGCCCGGCCTAGCGCCGCCAGCGCCTACCGATGGGAGGGAAGCCCGGCGGCGATCCGTCCTGCCGGGCGATCGGCGACCGGGAAAGTCCGGCAGGCATCGGATAGGAGCGGTAACAGTCAACCCGAGCTCGGGTCAACTTGGCACACCGGGCAAACCGGCCGGTTCACCTGTGGCCGTTTGTTCACCCCCGGGGGGGGGTCAGGCGCTCGCGCCCGGCTGGGAACCCGAGCGGGTCAAGCCATACGGACTTTTTTGGCAAAAGAGGGTCTGGCGGGGATGGCTGGGCTTGGGCTTGGGCAGAGAAGGGCTATAAGTTGGGCTTGGCAGGGGTATTAGGGAAACTGATAGGTTGGTTGGGTTGTGCGGATGCGGCTTGACAGGGTTAGGCTGGCCCCCCTTAGTAATCCCCCATTCCCCCCTTTTGTCCCCCAGAGGGGGAAAGGGTTATTATGGAGTGAATGAAATGAGCGGAACGATAAGCCTTGGGGAATGAGATTGACGAAGTGGTAACTTAAGGTTAGATAGGATAAATATGGAATATTCTGAGGGAGACTTGATCCGGGTGACTGGGCTGAACAAGGCTGAGATGCGGTCTTGGAGGAAGCAGATGTCTGAGGGGGCGCATTGGTATCGGAAGCCGAGCAAGGGGCCGCAGAACCTGTGGCCGATTTATTGGACGAAGGCTGGTCTTGATAGTTTGGTGTTGGCGGCTGGGGTGGAGGTCGAGGAGTTGGAGAAGGAGTTGGCCGAGGTTGAGCCGCCGAAGCAGACGGAGGGGATTGTGAAGGCTAAGTTTATGAACCCTCGGATCATTGCTTGTGACATCATCCGTGATAAGGGTTATGAGCGGGTGAATGTGCTGGTAAGGGACAGCAAGAACTTTGTGATTGGGATGGTGGTTCCACTGCGGGCTGACGGGAAGATGTGGGTAGCGGCTAAGCACCCGAGGTTTGGAGGTCGCTGGTGATGGCTAAAAAGAAGCCGGGCAAGGGAAAGAAGGTGAAGATCGACAAGGTCGATGAAAAGTGCCTGAACAGCGAGCAGGCCGAGGCTGCGCTGGTCTATGCGGTCAAGTCCTTCAATGGCTACTTTGAGCAGGGAATGATCGTTGTGAATGTGAAGGGGGATAGGTACAAGATTGTGACTTTCGGGCCGGGAGATCCAAAGGAGCATTTCTACCCGGTTATGTGGAAGTCCATTAAGGCGGCTTTTGAGGGATTCAAAGCCGGGCCTAGCGAGGCTGACACCTATGAATCTTGATTGCCTTGGTAGCACAATGGTTGTGCGCCTGTTTTGTAAACAGGGGGTTGTCGGTTCGACTCCGACCCAAGGCTCCACTTTCAATTAGTCAGCCTTAGAGTTTAAATTAGTCAGGGGGCTTCATTCAATGGTAGGATACCCGGTTTGCATCCGGGCAATGGGAGTTCGATTCTCCCCGCCTCCATACTTGACAAAAACTGCTAGATCGTATTAATACTGCTTATATTGAATCTGACTCAGCACCCAGTCCTTAAGATCCCAAGCCCGGAAGACCTCAAGCGTCTGACGGAACGGGTGGGGGCCGACGAAGTCGCCCGAATTCTACGAATTCGGGAAGAGAAGATCTCTGCTGAGAAGACTGACCCTTATCGCCACGGCTACGAGCCATTTCATTGGAAGGACGCTGATGCTTTCCTCAAGCAGTATCAGGAGGTTTGCGTGCTTGGTGGTAACCGCGCTGGCAAGACGGAGTGGGCGGCCAAGCGGGTGGTGTCTACGATGGTTAATGTGCCTAATGCTAGGGTCTGGTGCTTGCACACGACATCCAAGTCGTCCATCGAGATGCAGCAGAATGTCATCTGGAAGTACTTGCCGCCCGAATTCAAGAGCCTGAAGAAGGGTCGGGTCACAAACATCCAATATTCGCAGAAAAACGGCTTTTCAGACGGTACTTTCATCTTCCCTAACGGCAGCCAGTGCCATTTTCTTAATTATGCTCAGGAAAAGCGGGTTATCGAGGGTGGCGAGTGCGATATTATCTGGTGCGATGAACTTGTACCGCTAGATTGGATCGAAACCCTAAGGTATCGTATCGTTACCCGGCGCGGTAGGCTTATTGTAACATTTACCCCTATTTCAGGGTATACTAATGTCGTCAAAGAGTACATTTCGGGGGCTAAGATACTGGAAAGCAAGCCTGCGCCTATCCTAGACCAAGACAACCAGCACGCCCCCGGAGTAGCCAACGGCCATATGCCCTATCGGGCTAAGTCCCGGGGCAAGGATGCCGGGGTGATCTGGTTCCACTCTCAGTTCAACCCCTACAACCCGTTTGACGAACTCTGCAAGACGCTGGAGGGCAAGACGACCTACGAGAAGAAGATCCGAGCCTATGGTTGGGCTGAAAGCCTTGCCGGGGCGCAATTCCCCCGTTTTGGCGACCTGAACGAGATTGACCACGACAAGATCCCCAAGGAAGGGACGAATTATATGGTCGTAGACCCTGCTGGAGCCAGAAACTGGTTTATGATCTGGCTGCGAGCGGTCGGACAGGGCGAGAATGTCCGTTGGTATGTCTACCGGGAGTGGCCGGACGCTACTTACGGCGAATGGGCGCTGCCGGACTCCAAAATGGACGGAAAGGCAGGCCCGGCGCAGCGGGCAGGGGGTGGCAGGGGTATCAATGAGTACAAGGAGATCATCCGAGATGCCGAAGGGGACGAGGTGGTCGAGGAACGCTACATTGACCCCCGTGCCGGGGCTACGCAGGCCGCTGGCAAAGAGGGGGGTACTTCCCTCATCGAACTACTTGGTTCAGACCCTGAGCCGATGTATTTCACCCCCGCACCGGGCTTGCGGATCGAGGAAGGCGTGGCAATTATCAATGATGCCCTAGCGCACGACCCTAGCCAGCCCTTGTCGCCAATCAACGAGCCTAAACTCTATATTTCCAAGAAGTGCGAAAATATGACCTATTCCCTCCGTGAATGGACTGGGGCTGACGGTGATAAGGGCGCGTCCAAGGATCCTATCGACTGCCTGCGCTATCTGATGGTAATAACACCCGAGCAGTATGACGAAAACCACTATAAGTGCAAGGGGGGCGGCTCTTACTGATTATGAAGCCTGACGACTACCCTATGCTGCTTTCTCGGTCGATGGCAGAACGATTGACCGGGATTGATGTCCGAGAGTTGGACAAATTGAGGAAATCAGGTCAGATTCGGTGTTACACAACTCTTGGAGGCCAACATCGCTTCCATAAGTCATCCCTTTTGCAATATATCGAAAACCAATCTAACAACAATGGCCGACCTCAACTCCCGCCGGGACAAACTAGCATTCTTCTCTGAAACGCCTGATATCGGTGAACTACGCACCGAACTTCAGCGTTCCCTGTACAACGGGGGCAATGTCGCCCGCTTGAACAGTAATGACGACATCCGACTGGCTCGCTGGGACGGCCAGACCGATGATGGCAAGAAGCACAGCGGCAATCTGAGAGAAGGCGATCAGGCTTTCCCTTTCGAGGGCGCTTCCGATGTCCGCTGCCGCCTTGTTGACCAGACGATCAACGAACTAGTCGTGCTGATGGTCTCTTCGTGGCAACTCGCCCGCATCCGTGTGAGCGGGACTGAGGTCGGTGACGCTTCCCGTGCGTCCTCCATTCAGACGCTTGCCGAATGGGTCGTGAACAACAAGTTGCGCGCCGATCTTTTGACGGAAGCGGAACTCCTTGCTCAGTACACTCAGCAGTTCGGCTGGTCTGTGGCTCACATCGGCTGGGAGCGCCGCCTTGGTCTCCGTAACATCGTCATCACCCTTGCCGAACTTGAGCAGCGTGCCGCCGGGGGCGACATCATTGCCTACGAGGCCGTCAACAGCCTCAAGACTACTGGCACAAGCGACTACACCATCAGCGCCCTCACGACTCTGCTGGGCTGCGATAGCGACAACGCCAAGCGTATCGCCGATGAACTGATGGTCAGCGGCACTACCACCTTTAATCAGGAGTATGCCGTTTCTAACGCCCCTGTCGTCGCCGCTTTGAAGCCGTATGACGAGATTTGCTTCCCGCCCGAGACCCTAGACCTTCAGGATGCCCGTGTCATCTTCCGGCGCACCTTTATGACGGAGGTCGAACTTCGTGAGATGATCAAGACCTCTGATTGGGACGAGGAATTCGTCAATCAGGCTGTCGAAACGGCCGGACGCTCCGACTGGTACTCCGAGCCGAACATCATCCCGTCCACGACCAATATCGGCAATGCGCTTGAGCGCGCTGACCATCTCGTTGAGATTGTCTACGCCTACAACCGTCAGATTGGCCCGAATGGCGTGCCGTGCATCTACTACACCGTGTTCTGCCCGAACACCCGTGACGACCTCCACGCCAAGCACGAAATGCTGGACTACGCCCACGGGATGTACCCGTTTGTGGAATATCGCCGTGAGCGTCTTCGCCGATCCATCGTGGAGTGCCGTGGTGTACCTGAACTCGCTTATACCGACCAGTTGGAGGTCAAGGCTCAGCGCGACTCCATTCGTGACCGCACGGCTTTTGAGACCCTGCCGCCCATTAAGGTCAAGAAGCGCC